TCCCAATACTCTTCCATGAACGCCTCATGCTCTTCGTCGGTATGTTCCCAATGAAGGTAAACATCTTCTGAGCAACCGTCCCAAGTGTGGTCCATTTCATAATTGCCAAAGGCAGTTACCTCAAAGCAATTGTCATCAGCCAGTTCTTCTTCAGACAAGTTAGCATAGCGCAGGAGTTCTGCCTCCTCTTCCTCGTCTTCAGGAGTGATAAGATACTCGCCATAACGCCAAAGAACATTGACTGATAAAGTTTTGCCAGTTTCTTCGTTTTTCCAAAACTCAACTTCTTCAACTGACTTCTTGTACTTGTTACAAATCCTATAAGTTTTCATCACTCCTCCAAGTCATAATGACCATCATCTCGTTGTCGCCAACGTTTGCCCCATCTCCAAACTTTCTTGGGCTCCTTCTTTGCTGCGCTTTCAGCCATAACTCTAGCGGCATCATCCACAGCAAAAGAATCTTTCATAACTTCGTATTCTTCTAATTCTACCTCATCTGGTAGGTCAAAGTCAACAGTTGTCTCATCATCTATTGGTTCCACGACAGGCGGTGCGACGATATCCACATCCTTTAGTATTTCTTCCTCTGTCAAATAACTAATTTCTTTCCTCTGTGCTAGGCTGACATTTGCTGCAAGAAGGAGAGTAATAGCAAGAGGATCAAAGACCACCACAAGAAGGATAATAACCCAGCGCACAGCTGCGCCAAAATAGTCTTCAGCTTCGTCTCCATAGATTAACTCCGCGATGTATTTTAGGGGACCAACTTCGACCTCGAGCGCCAGTTTCTCTTGTAGAAGCGGCGTGAGATCTTTTTGGAGTCCATCGATGCGAATGTACGCAGCATCGATCGTCTCGTTGAGAAGGCTCCTCTCACCCGACTGTTTTTCGCGAACCGCAATCGAACCTGTAGGGCCACGAATTCTGTCGTACTCAATGAGTACAGCGACTTGTTGATCCAGTTGCGCGAGTACCGTTTCTGCATCTGCAATGACTGATTGCTGTCTCGCAATCTGTCTTTCCAAGTTGGTGATTTGTAATTCATTTGTCCCACCCACAGATATTGCATGTTCCAAGTGCGCTTTCGATAAGAAACCGAAAATGCCTAAGGAAGTTATAACCATTAATAAAAATACAGCCGTTGTAAGATAAGAGCGCAAAAGCAGTGGTGCCTTGCGCCAGTTCTGATGTAGCCATGTTGCAGTAATGAGTTTCCCGCATTCAAGCACTGCTCCCATAATAGCGATTGGGATAGCGGCACCAGAAAATATCGCGATGAGTCCGACGATGGAATACCATGCCGCGACTCCTGCGATACTCAGCGCCGCAAGTAAGGTGAGAATTGCCATATTAGTTTCCTGAAGATGCTACATAAAACACATGGTCGTCTATCGTTCTCACTTTATTCATAGTAGATGCCCAATATGGCTCAACATGCGTTGCATGATACCATAATGAACCATCTGTCATATCAGATCTATCATCACGATAGTAAACAAACTCAGCAATCATACGCGCCTGTTTCCAGGCTTTCATATCATTTATTTGCTCTGGTTTGCCATCACAATACCAGCTGAATTGGCACTGATGTCGTTTCGGAACATAGTTACCTTTCCAGTTGGTATAGTATTTTGCTTGATAAACAACTCCACAAATGGTGTTGGGGAATTTGTCGCTGTCGACTCTGTTAATGGTAACATGACCCACTGCCAGTTGTCCAGCTATAGATTGTCCTCTCGCTTCAAAATAGATATTTTGAGCAAGGCAGTTAATCGCCTCCTCCACTTCTGGAGAATTTGATTGTGAACTGCCAGTATACAACAAACACAGCACAGCGACCAGATACTTCATATCAGTCCTCCGCAGAGCCAGCGATCACTTTATTTCGCTTGAGATCTTCTTGCTCGCCAGATATCTTGAAGATACGCCCATCAGCAGTTGCTACAGAAAGCACCTTTTTTAGCATCCGAACGTTTCCGTTGGGATATTTAGGATCTTTCGGATATGGCCACTTGAAGCCTACATGCACAACTTCGCCGTACATACGAATGCCATTGGGGTTCAGCTTGAACGAAATATTCTTGCCAACAACATCAACAGGTGGCTGGATTACTTTTTTCTTCCTAGGCATCTACAACCTCTACTTTCCAAATAAAAGAACAATCTTCGTTCGCAACAAAATTACAAGTATTGTATGAGTCGAAAGTTCTCACCAATACTTCCCTTGAATACTCAGCGACAATAGGAAATGTCATGTGAATTTTGTCAGCATACCATTTAGTGCTATCGCTGCACTTTTCAACTAGCAGCCACTTCTTTTCTGTTGACTTCATAAAAACAATTCCAAGGATTGGTATTCTCTACTCGCCCACGGATCAGCTTGCCACGGTCTCACAAACTCAGTGGGCTCTGGTTCCCGCAACTCTTTAAAGGTGCGGTGTTTTTTACTGAAGGGAATTGCCTTGGAGAATTTCTCCCAGACATTACTGCCTTCTTTGCGCATGGCAATCAAGCGACCACCGTGCCCACCTTCAACCAGATAGTCGTGTTTGGGTACGGTGTAATCAACTTTTGTCCAGTTGGTGGTTTCGCGGAGAATCTTCAAGCAGGTTCTCCCGAGCTGTTAGCTTCGCCAAACTCATAGAGGATACCATAGACAGTGTCCCATGCTTTTCTTGCTTCCTGCATCCGAATGTAGTTTTCGGGATTCGGATCACGGTCATAGTTGGTCTCTGCGATAGAGTATCGAGCAGAGAATGTTCCCTCAAGATGAGCCATCAATTCAGAAGTAGTAATCATATTGCCATCCCCATCATAATTCCTAAAAGAGCGCCGAGACCGCCGCAAACCAAAAGACCAACAAATACATCTTTCATTGACTCACCTCGATATTTCATTACAGATACTCAGGACCAGTCCAACGAACCCAAGAGAAGTCGCCATCAAGGATGTTACCACGCGCCTTGTTGCGCGCAGGAGCAGCCCAAGTAGCAGCTTTCAGGATATCGCCAGCGCGAAACTGCTTGTCGTCTTTCTTGACGATGAAGCCCCAAACCATCTCTTGGTTACCCAACTTCTTGACAACTTTGAGATACTTGCGACCTTCTTCAACGTGAAGATTATCGACCATTTCACCATAGTCGTTGTCGCTACCGTAGTCACCACGCGAACGCCAGCTGGCGTAGTCTTTACCAATAGCGTCAAAAAGTTCGTTCAAAGCGTTGTCCATAATGTCTCTCCTCAACCAACAAGACAATTATGCCCCAGATAGCGGTCAAAAACAAGGGTAAAAACCTGAAGAGAATCAACAACTTACAATTACGTTCTTGTCGAGAGTGAAATTAGTGCCGAGCATATGGTAGGTTTTAGCTCTGGGGTCGTTTGACCAGACCAGAACTTCGGGGTCGTCATACAAAAAATCACAGTTTTTGCAGTATGGGATTTCGTCGAATCGCTCCTCTCGGTGGAGCTTTCTCAACTCCTCATACTTCTCCCCAAAGTAAACCTCTTCAAATGATTGCTCGTCTAAATGACCGAGCACACTGAGCGATTCATTTGGAGGACCAAGAGTCTGACAGCAGGGAGTCATGGCAGCGGTGCGTAGGTCGATCCCGCCTGCGCGGATAGTCACCTCTGGTGCAAATGGGCGACCGCAAGTCTTGCGCACCGATGGGTCGCGAGCATAATTGGGTCTGTAGTTGCCCGACCAATTATGCATTTTCCAGATGTACCCAGTAACGCCAGTTGGATCAATAAAGTTTTGGCGATACATCGCGATCTCTAGGTCAGTAGATTTATTGTTCAAAATCAGATGATATGAACTAACCTCGCAATTTGATCCCGACTGCTCGATGTAATCTTGCAAATCTATGACGTTATATTTTACAGTGAAGAAATTATCAACGTCCATCCACTGACGGTATGTTCGAGTGTCATATCCGATTACACTGACTCGAATGAAGTCAATACCAGCATCGACGACTCGCTTCATGTAGTCGCCGTGCAGTCTCGCACCATTTGTGTACATGTATGCTTTGCAATCATACTTTTTGACAATCTCGATGTATTTGTCGAGATCTTTGGCCATGGTCGGATCGCCACTGCCTTCTAAATTAAACTGGGGGTGTCCATATTTGGGAACTATCTGGTCTACAACCGACTCAAATTGCTTGAGTGACATTTTACGAGTCCAGTTCTTTCCTCTCCCTGGATTTGTCTGCGGGCACATTTGACAAGTGTAGTTGCACCCACCTGCTACCTCAAGAACAACTCGCTCAAGTTTATTCGCCGTTGTCTTCAAGTGGGTCTTGTTTTGCCTCATAGGTGTACCATCCAGTAACAATATATTTGTCTTGATTCAAATCAGGAGCTGCTCTGTGCTTATGTGTATATGCCGCTGGCCAGATAACAAGGGTGCCTTGCTCTGGTTTAACTGCCATATCTTGATATCTAAACTCAGTCTTTCCACCTTCTGTGACATCATTCAAATAAACCATCCAAACACCCAATCGTCTGGCGCAGTCCCAGTCATTCCCTTGTTCATAATGCCATTGACAGAACCCACCACCAGCAGAGGATTTTTGACATTTTAATTGCATTGGATGGTCTAGCTCACTCCAAACACGAGAGGTGCCGTAATGATGAGTAAAATGGTACATGCTATATTGTTCTAGAACTCTCGTAAAAATATCTGTGAGTTTACTAGCAGAGGGATGATTGGTTAGCTGAATCGATTTATCAATTCGTTTCTGGTTATTGACTACGCGGACGCCATTTAGGTCATACCCTTCTTCTTCGGTGAACCCTTGTTCATGAGCATCTTTTGCAACCACATCAAATTTGTTGTCCATAAACTGCATAATCTCTTCACAAAGGAGTGGAGAATATGCATTAGGATATATTCCAATGTGGTCAATTATTTTCGCGTTCGATAATGTAATCATACACCTGTTGCCAGTCTTGCTTGAACACCAACCCTTCAGACTTAAAGCTGCTGTTGTAACTATGCTCTAGTACAATCGGATCAAATCCAAACTTAGCGCCGCAGATAGCGTTCTCAATTTTATCTTCAATCCAATACGCTCCCTTGTACTTATGCGATAGCTCTTCGAGGATTTCATCCTTTTCGGCGCCACATGCTAGGAAATGATAATCTGCAAAAGTATTTCTTCCAAATAACTTTTCTAGATTTTTAATTCTAAGTTTGTGTGCATTTTTATCAGTACTCAATGAGGTCACGCAGACGAATCTATATTGATGCCTCTCGTGCAATAACCGAACATAATATTGAGCATCACGAAGTGGAGGCAGAAAACCTATCGCTGCGCTGGAGTTAAAATATTCTATGAGCCGCATTATATCATCCACTTCAGGATACATTTCAGCTGCTCTGTAAACTCCCTCTTGCTCTACCTTTTTGTGTCCACGATGCTCCATCCATTCGTGCCAAGCATATTCCCAGTTTAGTATTACACCATCACAATCAGTCAGTATTATCTTCTTCATCTTCTTCCCACGGCATTTTATACCACTCTCTTCCTATCGACAAACCAACCCTATTTTTCAAAGCAATCGTGTTGTGCCAAACCCCTCTTGGAATATAGATTACATCTCCAGGGCATATGGTCTCAGATAAGATAGGATCCTGAGTGGTGGATTCCATTGTCATAAGGTGTTTTGTTTCTCCCCTTTCTTCATACACCTCCCATAAAACTTTGCCAATTATGCCAATGTAAAGTACATCAGCAGTATCTCTGTGTATGCCAAACGTCTTTGAGTTTTTGCATAATGAACCATACATGTGAACTGATTTATTTCTACCGCCATACTCTTTGAATATCTCATGAGATAAAGCAGCCCAATATTGCATACGGTCGTGATTTTCTATACCATGAACAACAAACCCGCCCGACTCTGGATATTTGTTTTTCTCGGGAAGATCTGCATTTTCTTGACCATTCTCATCAATCAAACGAACAGCTAGGTTCCAATCGAACAAACGATCTTCTGGGATGACATTTCGAAGGACAACTGGTTCTCCGAGCTGTACAGCAGCTTTCAGTGTATTACTTAAATACCACATCGGAATTGCCTCAGATGATCTTGGTGACCCCTTTCAACCCAAACCTGCATATGTTCCAGTTTGTCGTCAGTAACAGTTTGTATATACTCAATGAGAGCAATCATGTTAGTGAACACTTTAGCATGAGGAGTGTAGCACTCAGCCAAATCAGCTGCTTTAGTGCAAGTGATCATAGGAATTCCAAAGTTTCTAGCGACCATATGCCACATCCCGTCATAACCCAAGCAGAACTCTGCTCTTTTAATTTCTTCATATGCCTTCATAAATGAATCGCGATATGTTAGCTCTACAATTTCATGATCAGGGAATCTTCTACTCAATTCATGTTTAACGATATACCAATTTTCTATTGTAAGGTCACCCATCCTTTTATAGTCTTTGACTTCTTCTCGATTATCTTTGGGTGACCAAAAAATAATTTTCTTTTCTGGTTCACGAGACTCTTCCCACCTCCAACTAGCGCACCCCATATCTGCAAATGGCATATTCCAATCAAAGTTTCGGGGCACATTTGCCTTTGTATCAGGAAAAAATAATCTTTTGGGTTTGAGTTTTCTTCTTTCCTCTTGATCTGTTATGTTCCAGCAATCAGAAAAAAGTTGCGAGCCGTAAACGTGGTGACAGTAAACTCTATGGCACTCAAAGTATTTTTCGTGCATCAATTGCCATCTAGTTTGTATAGTTTCTTGATCTTGGGGATGGTATAGGAATTCAGATTTTTCTGGCCAATGCACTTCCAGTTCTACTGGAGAATCGTTCAAAGCAGACCAAGCATGAGCAAGATTCAGACTCCAGACGATATCGCCCGAACCTTCACCTCCTTTAATCTGTATTTTTTCTAGTGTTGTCTGCATTCACTTTTAGCTTTTGGTCTATTCTTTTTAAATCCATTTTGATTTTAAAGTTGAACCAAAGCAACCATAGTTTAGTTTTGAGTCTGTGCCACCAGTTACTCATTTAAAAGTTGTCCTTCGTCGTTATGGTGGGAGCCATTCTTACCATTACCGCGATCGACAACGCTAACGTGAGTCATATTACTCATATTGATATATGTTTTGTACCTGCTCACCTCAGCTTTGCCATTGGCAATAGAAACTGGATATCCAATTATATAACCACAATCAGCCGTATATGGCGAATAGAATACATCCTTCATCTTATTCCACATAGATGAATAGACTCGGTAGATCTGAACCTCACCATGAACATAAGTAATTGCAACATCGTGCCAAGACCAAGATGGCTCAGTGGGCGATTCCATTGTTTATTCTCCGTCTACAATCAGCCAAATCACAACAACAGATAAGGCAGAAAAGTATATAACGAACGTCTGTAAAATTTCTGCACTCATATCTATACCTATGAAGGCATCAGCCAAAGTTCTCTAACATGAACATTTGGCCAGTAAAAAAGAGTCTCAGCAATTAACATAGCCACATATGTTGGATCAAGTTTCTTCCCTTTGTGCTCAGCAGCAGCTGGCGTATCCAAGGCACCAAGAATAACATTTACAACTGGAACCGATTCAGAATCCCATTGAGCCGCTTTAACGATTTGGTGTTGTTCCAATTTTTCTTTGTGGTATGGAAGCATACCTTCTGGAATGACGTCGGGATGATAGTTGATAATGTCACTTCCGATATGAACTATCATCTTTTCCTTATTGCCTCTCCAAACCTCAACAGCCTTTTGCAACAAGTTGGTAGTGTGTCCTTCTGGGACAAATGCATTATTAATTAAAACGTCACACTGTTCCAACTCATCAACGACTGCTTGTTTGCCTTCAATTGTAGAGAGATCGAAGCCAGTTGATGAGCTAAATCCTTTTACCTCAAAATCGATTTTGTTCAAGTCTTCGACCAATGCAGCGCCAAGTCCACTAGTGTGTCCAGTAATTGCTATCTTTTTCATAATCAGCTCCAAAAATGAGCAGTTTTAGCACTTGCTCAGGTGGTAGAATTACTTCGTGTTAGAGACGAAGTCGTTGATGCGAGCAGCATACTCTGCTATCTCTGAGAATGAAGGGAACTTCGGGAACTCAGGCACTTCTGGATTTTTACCAGCAGTCGTCTCCCAGTCAAACTTCATCATGAGTTCGTCACGTTTCATGTTGTGCTCAAACTCTAGCATCTCAGATGCTTTTTGGAAAATCTCGAACCTAAGTTCGAATGGCGTTTTATTAGACATAATAGTCTCCTGTGTTGTGTTAAGTGTGTGAGCAGTTTTCCCACTTACTCAGGTGACGGTGCGTACCGACCAGAGCGAGTTTATCGTCGTCTCGGGACACTAATTCCTAAATATTAATGCCAATATTGGCTGTAACAAAAGGAGAACAGTATGGAAATGCATCTACCAATTATCGGTAAACTTCACCTCCCTTCAATGGCAATCGGGGGAGGCTGTGTGCTCCTCTTACTGTGGCTTTTGTAATTGCTTTATCGGGGTGCTTTTGCACCCCTTCTTATATTCCCAACATCTTTTGCAGTGACACCCTTTCACATACTTCCAGATGACCGAATCTAACCACCAGTGGTTATCCTTCATTCTCCAAATCCCAAATACACTTATTCTGTTTCGGGTCCAATTCAGTTCGGCGAACCCATAGGTGTCCGTTCTTCTCTGCGTCTTGGAATGTCAACGCCGTGATGAAGAATGCAGCGATTACTAGTAAGTGTCCTCCAACACTGCCGATACCAAAATAAATGGTATATCCTGCCCACAAAGTAAACACAACCGTCCACATCACTGACAAGTAAAACATCAAAATGAATTGTGTGAATGCGTTTGGAATGTGTCGCAGTGGATTCATCTTAAGACTAAAAAAGAAATTGTAAGTGTCGTAGATCCAGAAACCAATCTTCTTCATATCAAAAACCTGCTATCCTGTGGTTGACTTTAGAGTGCTTTGCTTCATCTGCCCTCACATACTTAACCATATCAGACAACTTTGCATCTTCGAGCAATCCGTAGTATTCAATGGCAAGCTGTGGGGCAGGTACATCTTCAATCTCCCCCGCCTCGATTAATCCGAGGTATTCTGTATATGACCGCACCGCTTCTTCCTCGAAGTATGCAATCATTTTGTGCGCAGTTTTTGGTGCGAGAATATAAAACACCAGATAAAAATGCCAGAAGATAAATTGCGCAATCATAATCAATCTTCTTTCAAACCAGTTTGGCTTCGCGATCTCGATGAAGAACATCAGGTGCTTACGCTCGTTCTCTGCCTCTTCTAGCATCTCATGGATCATAGTTCCGTTACCACGCTCCATTTTGCGCAGACTTCTCAGGTGGATGAGCATGCCAGCGACCATCCCTGGGACGCCAGCAATAGTTTCTAACACTACCGCTCGATGTCCATATCGTTTGGCAAAGAACGTATCAGCAAAGAACCGAAAGAACTTTGTCATAGATTTTGCAAACCAATCACGCATTTTCTACTCTTTCTCTTTTCCTACAATAAGTGTATGGTTCTTCGCGAATAATCGTACCCTGCATTGGGTATGGTAATCGCTCTTTTCTTTCAACAACCTCAGTGTGCCACTCTAGACACTCCCCCAGTTCCTCAGTTGTCAAACACCCAGCAAGTAATAATACTGCAAGTGTCGACATTAGTTTCATTCCAGTCCAGCCTCCCAGCGTTCGCTTTCCCATCGGTTCATAAAATTAGAGAAGCCGACCTGAAGTACACTGTACTCACTCAACCATTCAGCTCGCCATTCTTCGATCTCTTTGATTTGATCTTCGGTTATGTCGAGAATCTCTTCGACACCGAAGTGCTCCATGATCTGCTCCCAGACTTGGTCGCAGATTTGGCTTTCGTAATATTCTTCTGATTTATGGGGACGATGCCAAACGTATTTCTCACTCATCTTCACTTTCCTCCTTCTGTTTGCTTTCATTCCAAAGTCGTTGCGCAATCTCATATGCAAATTCTGGATTACATTTTAAACAGCCATTACCAGTTGCGGTCTCTAGTTGTGTACAGCCGCAGTGTTCCCAGTTACTCATAACAAACTCCTCAGGAGAGTATCACCATAAAAATTGCATAAAGTACAATACACCAAAGAATTAGGTCACCAATAGTTTTCTGCATTAACCAGCCTAAAAAACTGATAATCAACCAAGTAAGAAAAACAATTATAATCAATTCTGTCAGCATAAACAATAACAAAGTCCACATGATTTATAATCTATGGCTGCATTCCTAATTTGTCAGCGGCACGTGCTGTGCTATTCTTAGACCGCCATTTAATTTTCTTTTGTTCAGATACTTTATTGGCGTCTGGGATCATAATCTCAAAATCACCTTGAGGTTTGCCAGCACTGATCAGATACTTGACATACATCACATTGCTAGCAGTTGCCTGAACAAACATATCAGTCGGATTGTAGGCTGGTTTGTTATTGGCTCCCTCTATTATACACTTTTCCGTGTAATAAAACAACTCGCCCACTGTGGGAAGTTTGGTCACGCTTTTGTTTGGTACATCAATCAGTTTAATCAACTTGGCAAATTGTACTTGATCATAATTTTTCTTTGCCACATCTCGAATAGTCCAACCTGAGGCAATCTTCAGTGCCTCTTTAGATAGCGTTCCAGGATACATGGTGTTGATAAATTGAAATGGAAACTGGAAAGTTGAGGTGCTTACAATACAATCTACCATTTTGCCGATAGATTTTCTTGCCCAGCTGCTCCACTCACCCTTTGCTTCCAAAAGTTTCTTCACGTCTCCAGGTTTCAGCGTGTTGGTGGTGGTGCCACTCTTGGCGCTGATGCTATATTTCTTCTTTCCATCAATTACATAGTAATCGACAAGAGGCTCATTGCCTCTCAGTGGGAAATTTAGTTTGGCTCCGTTGGTCAGCCGCACATTTGGTTGTAGGATTTTATGCTTGATGCAAGCAATGGCACCTAGCATTTCGCCATAGTCCTTGTTTATCTCTGCAATTCCTTTGGCAGGAACGGGCAACGCATTGAGATCGGATGTTGTAACGCGACCGATCTTTGCCCAGTATTTTGTAATTGCGATCAGATAGTTTTTGAGGTCAGGTTCAAGGTCAGCTCGCTCCTCCACCTCACTAATCAATTCTTCAGCCAGCTCTTTAGCACCCCAACCCTCTCGTGTAAAGAAGGAGAAGTCTTGGGGTTTCAGTTTGATACCTGATACGCCCTTGCCGAGTGGCTTTTGCACCGCATTGAATGTAACATAGTAAACATCTTCGCCAATTTTAATCGGTGTCTTGTCTTGATACTCTGCGGTTTCAAGAAAAAGAATCTTTTGACCAGCCTGCACTTTTCCCACCGACCGAAAGTCCGCATCAAGCAATGGCGATGCTTTCTTCATGGTGGTTTCAATGTTGCCCTTTCCAGCAAAATGTTTTCGCCAAGCAACTGCGCCTGTACTAGCCATGTATACTTCCTCTTCGAATGACTGTATTTATATCATCCGAAAGGCAGGTTCTCTAGAATAAGGTTCCATGCATCATCAATGTCCTTCTGCTGATCTTTGTCATCACCCAGACACTCTTCAACATAGGACACCAGTGCCCACTTGATCTCCTGTACCGCCATCTCCAGCGTCATGCGTGGATCTGGCTTGGAAGTTTCTTCGCAGAGATCAATACCAAACTCGTCGATTTCGCCCATACTAGATACTCCTATACATTTTTTCTTGAGATAAACCATGGCGTGTTATATCAAAAACCCCCACCTGTTCTTCATTCATATTCCTAAGACTGGGGGTAATTCGATCTCCTGGCATCTGAAAAAGAATTTTAAAGGACATGACTGGCATAAAACGCGCCATGGTGCCAAGCATGCGGACCAGACCAAAATCTTTAAAGACACCAAGGAAGATGAGATGGTGCTGGATCGCTACACGTTCTTCACCGTGGTGCGGAATCCTTATGATCGAATGGTTTCTGCCTATCATTATTATCTCAAGGGTGGGGGTGAATTAGAAATTCGCAAGAATGGAGCCAGCAAACGCCTGCCCAAGACGTTTGAAGGTTTTGTGCGTGGTGAATGGGTTAACAGCCAGAAATGGGGCTGTGCCACTAAACTCCAGTCAGAGTATTTTACGCAGGCAGAGATCATTCGCTTTGAGCACCTTGAGAAAGATTACTTTGATTTCTTACTGCCGCGTCTGCCGTCGAATGCCAACTGCACTCGCTCCCTAGAACACGCCAACCCATCCAAGCACAAGCCATGGCAAGAGTTGTACACGCCTGAGTTAGCAGAGATTGTGTACACTGCGCAGAAAGCAGACTTTGACGCATTTGGCTACTCATCGGAAATTGGAGCGGGATAGCGGATTCGAACCGCTTCCATCAGCTTGGAAGGCTGAGTCCTCTCCCAGGAGAAATCCCGCATAATTTTACTTAGGAGTCCCTTCAATTAAAACACCATCAGCTAATTGAAAACTTCGTTTATTGGTAGTAAGCACTCTACCATCAAAGGAAACAATCTTTTCCTTTTTATCAGCAATGATGCGCTCTTTTAAAACAGTCAAAGAACTCCACTTGCGTTTGCTATAGTCTATCAAATATCAATTCCCTCAGCTGCTTCTCGAATTCTTCAGGAGTCCCGTTCAGTATAGGAGTCCCGTCCTCACGAACAATCACCCAGTGATCTAAAAACCAATAGATGTCGTCTTGACTAGGATATGGCTTTGGTTGTATCAGAGCGTCGTGCATTTCTATGCATCCTTTCTTCATGACAGGTTATACAGTGCGGTCGATAATGATTCAGATTGTCCTTATCAAACGCAGACTTGAGTTTTCTTAATTCCTTTTTGTAGAAATTACTCAATGGTTGTATGTTACCACAGTCACAACATCGCTTCTCTTGCTGATTAGCAGGTGTAAGACCATATAAAGTATTCACATGGTCTGTGCTAGGAGTCCCTCTACTTACAGCAGGAATAAAATACTTTCTGAAGTTAAATGGAAAATACATTACCAGTTTCCTTTATGTCACCCAACCAATATACAATTATGCCTCAAGTACAAGACAAAAACAAGTAAGAAAAAGCAATAGAAAACAAACAGTTAGGAGTCCCTGTCCTCTTCCTTGCATAACAACTCACTACCACGAGTTGTCCATATAAACGGAAACAATCCGTGAATAAAGAGAACAAAGGAAACTCCCCAAGCAAATCTTAAATGCTCGAAATAAGTCACATTATTTTCTTTTAGATGCTTCATGCGAATCTATCCACATACTCTGCAACGCCATAACGTGCAGCCTCAAATGTAATGCCTAACAAATCAGAGACCCTAGAAACAACCTCATCATAAGAGCCAGTCTCATTATAGAGAGACTCTACCAAATCAAAGAATTCTTTTTTACTTAACACACTAATCTTTCCAAACATAAAACATCCTTATTGGTGGGAGGAGTCCCTGCATAATGAGAATAAACCCTTTAATCTACGCTTAATGCGCGGTGAATAATGTTGGGGAGACTCTAGCCTATAACCCCAAATCGCGTAGGAGTCCCTTGGAACCAATACCCCTCCCCCTCTAGGAAACAGCACCTTCTTCCCACAGTAACTCACTCACTTCCTCATCACTGAGTCCTGCACGCCTACAACGCACAACAAACTCTTGGACAGTAATCATACCATCCAACAGAGACTCAACTTGGTCTAACAGGTACTCACCTGTCTCACCTCTATCATACCATTTACTCATCGTTCCATTTCTCTCTCTTTTCTAATGTGTTCTGCATACACATCAAATGCTTTTAACACAGACTGGGGAAAGGCACCACGATGCATTCCCACAGTTCCCAAATACTGATTCAATTCCATTCCACAAAATTCTGCATCTTTTTTTAACACAGACATCGCGCCTTTAAGAGTCATGCTGCCTCCTCCTGATTATCTCTTGCATCCACCTCTTCCTGGATCATCCGATGGATCACATTCCGAGCAGCAAGGAGACCAGACCACTGGTGTCGTGCAGACTCAAACTTCTTGGCGAACTCATAGTTCTTTTCGAGTTCGTCCCGTACCTGTAACAAAGTGTAAAGATCATTCATTATGCTGTCTCCAATGCAAGTTGATGCTCAAAAACGAGTTCGTTGAAGTAAGGATAGAACGCTTCCAGAGAACCCATCTCCTCGATGATCGTGTCAACAGTTAACTCGATCATGACGTCTGCCTCAACAAAGTCCCAGTTGACAACACCATTTTCGATGTTCGCGGGATCATTCGCTGCCCGACGAAACTCTTCTGCGATTGCGTTACGAAAACTCATTATTTTGCCTCCTGGAGGACAGTGGCGAGACAGTTCATGGCTGCTTGAGTCCATGCAAATTGACGAAGAGTTTTTGTTGCCTCAGGACCCAGTGCAGCACGATACTCCATCCAGTTCTCTCGAACACCGTCCCACTCAGACTCAGTCCAACCAGTGAGTTTGCGCTCAATCATCTCATCAGTTACAAGGTCAGCAAGGCTCATATTTCTCTCCAGGGGAAGGGGACATTCAGTTCAGTCTAAGAGTCAGTTGACTCACCAGTTGTCCCTCAACCACAAGACAATTATGCCTGAAACGGGGTCTCAAAACAACACTGTTTTCCCCTGTGCATTCAGTAACTTACAGTCTCCTGCCATCCCCTTCTAGGATAAGGGCTTGGGGGTGTTGACATCTGATTGAGGATGGTCCCGATCCACCACCCCAACACACGTTTTTTACCACTCCCAGCCACACGTATATACAAACCCCCACAGCACACATCCAGCACAACATATACTCCCAGCAGCTCCTCCAGCGGTAATTTTACTGTCTCCAGGGTTGATTTCACTTGATTTGAGTGGTTGCGAGCTATTCCGAGTGAAAATATATGATGTTTTTTGCTAGTTGCATTTACAGCATACTACGACTCGAGAGCAGCCCGAGAGAGACTCAAATATACCACACCATACACTCGCTGGGGTCACTCGATTTACGACTCAGAGGAGTTTACTCTGCTCCTAGTCGCCGAGAACGAGCGATTATTTACTGTTTTTTCTATGTTTTCACAGGTGCGAGTCGGATTAGAGTGACTACATGAGGTGGGGAGAGTGGGGGGTGCGTCAGCAGCGGCAGGGAATCACGATATAAAGTGATTATTCGTGGTGGTAATCCACTGGTTTAATCCATCCCAGGGAGTGAAACGCTCATACTCATAAGGAAGTTTAATGTATCGATACAGCTCATTTTTACGGGAATCGAGAATCAGTAAGTCACCATTTAGTATAATACCACAGACGACGTGGGGGGATGAGTTTTCATCATTACAAAGAATGTAATAAACATCAGATGCAGGTACGTTTTTATATGCTACAAGAAACTCACAAAAAGTAGAGGCAAAGGTGGCTTCATTCCCAGAGTAACGATAACCATGTAATAGATTTGTGTGATATGGCTTGGGAATGGTATCATGAGGTGTATCGGATGGAGTGTAATCAAATAACTCAAGTGCTCGAGTGTAATGAAAAAATAGATCCGAGAGTTTCATTATTTGGTGCCATCATAGAGTGAGCGCAGGTGATCCGAGAATGATTCTACTTTAGACACACGATCTGGCCAGTACAAATATTCCTTTTCTGGATTGGCAGCAAGGTTATTTAAAAGCGGCTGGATGGCATTATAAACTTTAGTCAGGCGAGCGCGATACATTTCAGCATCCGCAGAGGTAGACTCCAGTTGAGCATTGGCTTCCTGAATGACCTCAAGTTCATCAACCGTTACAGCAGTGAAACCAAAGTCAAAAATATCTTCACTCATCGTCTTCTTCCCATGCTCCGCAATAATTGCAGGTTTCGTTCTTACCAATCCACATTACACCCATTTCTACCGTACACGAGTGTTGCCACATGTTATCATAATTGACTTCGCGGAGTGGTTGTGGTTTATTCTTACGAAAAATTCGATCGTAATTATTGTAATACGTTTCACGATCGACACCCATTGGTCTTGGCTTATCACCCTTCCCGTTCATATTTATTCCTCACCAGTATCGAAATTGATCCTCAGTCCTTAATTGCTTTTGTTGTTTCTCTTGAATCAACGAAAGTAGATAATTCGCAAACAATGCATTACAGTTTGGCGACATATGATTAGATAGCCCATCATATGCACTAGGTTCTAGCCAATCATTTTTCCTTTTCAGCTCATCCACCAGCGTTTTTACATCAGGATCAAACTTACGCATCCAGCGTAAAATAGAATATTGATCCAGTCGCATTTCAGCAGGCGTAGGTGCCATATCATTATGCCAGCAAAAGGGCACTTCCTCAGGAAACGCCCAGAGGTGTAACTGAACCGCATTCCGAATCGTTTTGAGTGGTTGGGCAGGGCACGTGCCTACCAGATGCTGAAATACCTTTTGATTGTAGATGGTGCGCCAGTATCGCTCTTCCTTGCCTACTTTTAGATCTTGCCATGCCTGCATAGTATAAACCAATGCGTCATGGTCAGGATCAGACTCATCAAGAATTCTATAGTTTTTACGATTCTTAACGTCATCCAGATCCATGGGTGGACGCGACTTGTTAGATACCATGCGAGCAGACTGAGACCAAATGAAAATATAGACGTCAGAATGGTCGTCGGTTAGCGAGCCCAGCTCCCAGTCTCGAATCCAAGTATGTAAAGTGAAAAGCGGAGAAGCACCAATAACACCAATATTACCAATCTTCGCGCGCAGATGATCCGCTAATAGATCTGGCCAGCACTGCTCATACATCTCATCACAAAACTCATATGAGTATGCATGGTGCGAGCGATGATAGTTTACGCCAGAGTTGCGTTTTCCTGGATTGATGCTCTCCCAGTTTTTAGTGTAAGCGCCAAATGAGTCCGCATAGATGTAGAGTTTATCCATCTGATGGTCTCAGCGATAGTTTTTCAAGGCTGAGTTTATCTTTCATGCTCATTACATATGCCGAAATGGCAAGGATGAGGATGCCACCACACTCATATAGAATACTGATTGAATCTTCTCCCTTGGTTTGGAGTAGAATCATCCGAGTGAGTGCGGTGATGGCGATTACAATTGGAAGTGTTACAGGTATGCGATGACTGCTATAGAAGGCAGCAACCATCCCCAAGATCTCAGCATAAATGAAGAGCATGAATAAGTCAGCAAGAGCCATCTTGCCTTGAGTCCCAAACATGTGAATAACGTCATAACCAGCTGCCCATATTGTTCCACCCACAATAAAGAGTAGAAGTAACTTTTCGACCTGCTCAATTAATTTTTGGATTAGTTTATTCGTCGGTGTCCCTGTCACGGTGTTTCTCCAAATCACGAACCATTTCACTCACGTCACCGTATCCCATTTCAGCAAAGAGAACGATCATTTCAACTGCACCTTCTTTTATTCCTTGCCTAGACCCAAACCAGCGTCCGATATAGTAAGCTGCTGCCAGCATAGAAGTTGCCAGTAATGTGTGTATTTCTGGTGTCATATCAAGAATCCTTCTGTATTGAGTTTCTTGCCCGAAGGCGTGTTATCAAATACTGGTGCATTCTGTTTTGCGCTGTCATCAACCAGTTCTTTATCAGCATCCTCAACGTCAAATAGTTTCATTTTAGATCGGTCAACACCGACAACAAAACGCTTATGAACATTTGGATCGCTATATCGGTTCTTCAACTGCTTAATTAGGATCTGATTATTTGCTGAGAGCTCATCATTTGACACCAAAGCAATCATCAAGTCAGCGGTGGCTGGCAATCCAAAGGACTCAGATGTATCCTCAAGTCCAGGATCACTGCTACCATAACCAGATCGCGTTGTCTGAGTTGCGGAGACAACTGGTAGATTAAATTCAACAGCCAACCCACGTAACTCCTCAGCGATTGCCTTGATAAAGGAGTATGTGTTGATTGACCCACCGACACCCTTCATCCTTGAGGATGTACAGATATTTAGGTAGTCAATGAACAGGAGATCGGGCACAAACTTTTTCTTGAGTTTCAGTTCATTGAGCAGAGCACGGAAGTGACCACTATGCGCCTGACCAGTCGGATACTCTTTGATGATCAACTTACCATGGGTCTTGTTTGCCAGCTCACCAACGCGACTCTTGAACATATCCTTTGATAAGTTTTCCAACTGATCTATCGGGACGTTGAGTAGATTCGCATCGATACGTTCCGCGATTCGTTCTTCAGCCATTTCCAGAGTGATGTAAAGGACATTCTTTCCTTGTGATAAGGCAGCTCCAGCACAATGACACATGAAAAGACTTTTACCGACACCCGTACCTGCCAGAGCGATGTTGAGGGTCTTATTAGGTAGACCACCTTTAGTGATTGTGTTAAAGTATTCCAGATCGAACGGAATGCGTTCCTCTTTTTGGTGGTAGAAGTCGTATCGCGCATCAACATTCTCCAGATAGTCATGACCAATATTTGTATCAAAGGTCACAGCAAGTGCACTGGATAAAATATCAGGGAGTGCATTCTTAGTTAGGCTTTGATGCTTTCCGTCAATTATCGAGATTGATTCCATGACTGCGTTGAACAGGGCGCGATCCTGACACCACTTTTCAGTGTTGCTAATCAACCAGTCATAATCAGTTTCGGTATCTTTGGTAAAAAGGTCGGGGAGGATATCCATCGCATGACGGAACACCTCCTCCGACAAGTTCGTATCCGACTCCTGCATCGAGATACGAAAAGCGTCAATGCTCGGTATGCTGTTATATTTGGCAACATACTTTGCAAACTCCGTGAATAATGCTCGATGTACTCCCTCAAAGTAACTCGGGTTCATGAAGGGTACAACCTTGCGCATATAATCTTCGTTGGTGAAGAAAGAGCGCAAAACCATGGTTGGCATATCAGTGGACATTAAATTTAGATTCCTCGTCTTGCACTATCTCTTTGCCTTTCTCGTCTGTAATGATCAAGGCATCAGAGCGATTCATTTCATCAATTAGGTCTTGAATGATTAGCGAGCATACTCGACAAAATCTTTCTTCAGCAGGATCAACTAAACTACCTTCAGGGATCATCATCAATTCCACCTGAAACTCGAGCTCTTGCTTCTCTGGGTTCATTTGAACGTTATGGTACTTGATCACAACGTCCTTGTAATCCTTATGCATGATTACCACTGACCAACCATCTGGATCCATCGGATTGGTTGGATCAGGTGCAATAACATAATCCTTATCAATTTGCATTTCAGTAATGTCAGCGGAGAAGGCGACGTCCCTGCCTTCCCCAGCTAAGAATACAAATGCCTCTGCACTATCGCTCATGCTGGCTCCTCAAGGGCAAGTTCCATTTCTTCCCAAGAGCCCATAGTCGCACTGCCCACCTGATACAACCCACGAACATAATCTTGGAATTTCTCAGAGGCGAGCATCTCTTCCCAGAAATATGCTTCTCGCGTCTCTTTCTCACGAACCTTACCACCAACGACAGCACCTGTATCAGTATCAACTCGCTGATACCACCCATTGCTAGGTTTAACAACAAACCCACCAGCCAGTCCGACTTCAAGCAAGCCAGAGTATGGCTCAATGCCACCTTCCCATGATACACTCACTGGAATCTTTGACTTCTCTTTTACAAACCGAGACTTTTCAACGTTGACAATAAAGTCATAGCCAGTCACCTCAGTACCAGTCTTGTTCTGGCGGCGACCAATAATCCAGATATTGTCTGCGCTGTAGTAGATGCCAGTGCCACCTGATACAATATCTTTCGGAAACAAACCGATCTCTTTGTATGTGTGGTTAATAGCCAGCATCGGAATATTCTTCATGGCCAGATATGGGGTGCACATACGAAACAGACCCTTGAGTGCCTTGGCGCGAGACATATCAGCCACTGCTTTCTCATTGATAGCATCCTCAAGTTCTTTCTTCGAAGCGAGGTTGCCGATAGAGTCGATAACTACCACCACATCGTCACTAGCATCAAGCGCCTCTAGCTGGGAGATCAAATCGAACTTCAGCTCTTCAACGTTGGTGATAGGAGTATGGAGGACGCGATCAAGGTCAATACCAAACGTTTCGAAGTATGCTTGCGGTGAACCAAACTCAGAATCATAAAACAAAACAACAGAGTCTGGCTTGGCTCGCTGATAAGCAGCTGCCATCAGTAATGCAAACGAAGTCTTGAAATGTTTCGATGGACCAGCCAGTACAGTCAGACCAGAGGACAAACCACCATTGAGGTCACCTGACAATGCCACGTTGATCATGGGCACGCCAGTATCAATTTGATCTTTATCACCAAAGAATTTAGACTTGCTCAATACCTCTGCTGTGCCAATCTTGGAATTCTTTTTTAGTTTGTCCATTATACTCATGACTGCTCTCCAAATAGGTCGAGCTGATCATCGTCAATGACGTCCTCGACTGTTAGTGTTTCAGATTCTTTGGGGTTTAAGAAATGCACGTTCGCTGACTTTTCTCGGTCATCCATCTCATAATCTTTCCGATACTCATTGTTCACTTGCATTACTCTATCAAGAATGGAAAGTTTGTCCGTGTAACCAATGAACGCCGATACATCTTTGGGGAAACACGCACCACCAAACCCTCGCTTACCATCAGAACCAGGAACACGCCAATGAGAAGAACCTATCCTTGGCTCTTTGGCTACAGTCCTGAGAACCGCAAGCGGCGAGCAAGTCAGTTTCTCATCTTCAACTGCATCATACAACTGATTGAAGAACGTCACTTTCATGGCAAGGTATGAGTTGACTGCATATTTGATAAATGATGCTTCCACTGGCGTAACTGCGTGGATACAATCAGAACTAGGCAGCATGATATGAGTATTAAAATCGTAGAAGTACATCAACTCTTGGATTGATGACTGTAGACCACCAAAGACCATATAGTCTGGATTCTGATAATCATTTTCTGCATTACGCTCTTGTAGAAACTCAGGAGCATAGATGAATCGATGCGTATTTTCATCTGCCTCAATGGTGCGGCATAACTTATCGATGACATCAGGAGTGACAGTGGACTTCAACACCACTGCTGATTTAGAGCGCCGCAATAATTTAAGAACAGAATCATACGCGGCAGCAGAGTCAATGCGTCCATTATCCAATACAGGAGTTGGCACACAGACAAATGAGAGCGATGGCTCCTGCTCGATGAGTTGATCAATGTCAGTGCCATAGATGGGGTCGACAATGAATCGGTTTACTTCAGGCAGGATTGCCTTTTCAACTGCCTTACCAACGAAACCATGACCCACGATGGCAACCAAACCACGCTCAGATTTCCCATAGTCTGGGTCTACAGGGAAAAAATACTTTTGCTCTTGTTCATTCATACATTCAACCTTTTCTTCAGGGTTTCAATTTCGGACTGGCGGCGAGCTTCCCACTGCTCCTCAGTGCGGTCGCCTTTGGGTGAGAACTTCGCGTTCTCGAGAGACTGGAGTGCGACTTGACGTCGACGTGATACGTTTCGCTGTTTCATAATATATCTCCATTGATATAGTATATTATACTAATTTAGATTACTCTTTCAAGCACTATTCCACATTGTTCTAGGAATTCTACTCCTGCTCCTTTCGAGGCGATATAATCCTCTCCGAAGTAGACGTGCTTGATACCAGACTGGTGGATGAGTTTTGCGCACTCGATACACGGTGTGTGGGTACAGAACATGACGGCACCTTCACTTGACTCGTTGCTTCTTGCAAGTTTAGTGATGGCGTTTGCCTCAGCATGTAGCACCTCTTTCTTGCTCTCATACCAGACATGCGGTTCATGTTCACCTTCCTCATACTTCTTAACCTCACACTCATTATCCCAACCACTCGGCATACCATTGTATCCGATACTAATAATGCGACCATCCTTCACAACTATCGCACCCACGTGTAACTTACGAGCAGTGCTAAGTTCAGCGAATCGTCGGGCGACATCCATAAATGCTGATTTAAATTTTGGTTTCATTACTCCTCCCATGTATTAGCATATGCCCACTTGAGCGCAGCACCTGCTTCTTTTGTTAGTGGTCTGTTTTCATACCAGTTGCCAGTCTCTTGGTCTAGCTCGCGGCACAACTGAGCGATCTGCATCTCGGTGATTGGATATTTCGCTTTGACTGCATTACAAGCGACCGCCACCATAATCTGATACATCTTATGATACCAGCCAGTTCCTGTAATAGTGCGATAGTCCTCAGCCATACGTTTTGGAAAGAAAGGACAGTCACGATAGCTGGTCCAATTAATGCTGGTGTTATCAAGAGAATCTTTGCGATGTTGTAATACATCCTCACGAATCGACTCTGGTAGTCGGTCAAGAAAACTATTGCCTGTTTTTTCTGTGTATGGATATTGTTTGATTAACCAGTCCACGTCAAGATCAGTCCGACCGCTATCAAAGAGCCAATTGTCAGCACCATCGTATGTCGCAGGGACATAATACATTCTTGATACATCTTTAGTCTGAGCATCTCCGATTCCCGAGATATGCTCGTTGAGCGCGTACCAAAATCGTTTAACTTCATCTGCCTGTACAGATCTTGTAAGCCTGAACACAATGCGGAACTTCTGCTGAGTTGGCCTGCAACTAGCAGTACTGTAGCAAAGATAATAGATGTCCCCAAGAATACTTGAAAGTCGCTCATTAATTTCTTCCTTGTTTACTTCCCATTCATCAACGTCAACACATGCCCATCTACCCCACTCAATAACATTACGGTTGGAACGAGTGGTGCCCTCTTTGTACACAGCAGGGCTGATGAGCGGTGCGTCTTTTTTTCCTGGTCGGGAAACTTCTGACAGCTGGCGAAGCAGATCAACAAAAGTTTCCCAATCGGGAAAGTTCATTCGGCGATGCGTCTTGTTATCGAACGCCGACTTGAATATAGTTAAACTGTACATAATCAGTCACGAGTGGATTTATACTCTATTATATCTTTTTTGCGTACATCTTCAAGTCTATTTTCATCTTCATCCCAAATAACCAACAGATCACTGCTTTCATTTGGGTTGTATTCTGGCACATGTCGAAACTTTTTTGTCACCACCTCACCTGTGCGGTAGTGCTTGAATGTAATATATTCACTCATCCGAAAAAGTCCTCCAATGATACTGCGTCCTCTTCTCGCCAGCCAATCGCTTCAAGCACAGGGCGAACTACAGCGAGGAATGCTTTGTCAAACTGAGCATCATAGTCAACATAGCGGTGTAGTTTAAATTCTTCAGGTAGATAGTCTGGGAATGCAATCACGTTTTCACGAATAGGATTCTTGGGGTCGAGATAACAAAACTTAATCTTTTCCCCGTCTTTGATCTCAGTGTATTGCTTCTCAAGTCCGAGCTTTTTGAGTTGGTCGTTGAACAGAATAGAGCCACGCACATGGATCGGCGTGCCCTTCTTGTATAGGTTGCGTGGATCTTTCCAATCACTCACGTTTGACACACCACGCGGAAAGGCGACCTCATGAGGAGGCAGCGACTTAAAATGAGTTTTGAACGTTTGAATTGCATTTTGAGTGGTACGTTCGTCTTCACGAAGAATCAACTTGAATAGTTCTTTCAATGCAGTCCGACAAGAGGCTGGGGTGGATGACTTGACAGCCTCGATGCCCATGATCTTTAGTTTGGGTTCAGCATATTGCACACCCTCACTGTTATGTACGTTCAGGATGTATCGCTTCTTGGCTGTCCAGATACCAGAGTCAGCAATTACCTCACGACCCATGACCATCTTGTTCTCGTATGCATCCATGTACTGCGCTAGTCTGGCATATGACCGTTCCAGCAATGGCTCAAATTTCTCGGAACCAATTTGATCAAGCACTTTTACAATTTTATCTTTATCGTCAATGCCTAGCTGGTCAACCAGTGGACCAAAGTTGATGTAAACTGAGTCAGTATCGATCGCGATAACATAATCAACATCTTCGGTCTTGAGCACTTTGTTCATGTACTCATTGACTGTTTTCTCTGCCCATCGAATCGACAGCTGACCAGACCAAGTGATCGCCTCAGCGATGCGAATGTCGTAGTATCTGAACCACCTATTGCCCATTGCACCATAGAGAGAGTTCATCATAATTTTAATGGCCATCTGCTGGGTGTCGAGTCTTGTTATCTCTCGTTCAGTTGACGTATCACCTGCCTCCACCTTTGATTGCTGTGATAACATATCTTTCTTGATACCCTTTCGTTCAGCATACAGACCGTCAATAATAGAAGGCAATACACCACGGAAGTCTTTACGGAAGTGAACGCCATTGGCAGCGAGCGCACACTCAGGTGCAGTTGTTTCTGGTCTAGTCTGATTGAGACAGTTATCAACAGTCACACCACTCGTCCTACCCTGCACGATAGTTTCGGGCGACATATTGTACTGCATGATCAAATGAGGATACAGCGAGTTCAAGTCAAAGGACACAACCCAAGAGTGACGACCAATGTGAGGCGCTTTTACGAAGCCACCACCGAAGTCGATCTTTTGATTTTCTTTTTTCGGAGGCACCACGATGTTGCGGCGAGTCAACTCACGATAGATGTAAGTGTCCCAGAGTTGCACAGTGCCAAATGACTCGCTGTAGTTACAGCCAGCCTTGTATCCTATGGTCATTGCTAGGTCGATCAGTCCAACCTTATCATCAATGCGCTCAACCAACAGCACGTCTTTGATATTGTAGTCAATAAACTTTTGATAATCCTCCTTATACAACGTGAAGAGGTTGCCGTGTTCCTCATATGACAGTTTCTTTTCCCCGAGCACAACGTTAGCAATGTGGTCGAGCTTGTATGACTCCTGTACGCCATATGCATAACTAAACTTCTGGAACAGGTCATAATAGTCCAACTGCTCAATGCCGACGAGTTCAAACACCTGAAGCTGACGACCAGACGAGCCAACGATCTTTTCGCGAACCACTCGCCATGGCGACATTTTCTTGTAGCTGTCGCCACCAATGGTATTACTCAGTCTGTTTATCAGATAGGGAATATCGAAACCGCGCACGTTCCAGCCAGTCACAATATCAGGAGAGGTATCCTTACCACTCCAGAACTCCAAGAACTTCAGAAGGAGATCTAGTTCGCCGTTACACTTGATGAAGTATATTTGTTCAGCATCAACATCGAGCTCTGTGTTTGCTGGGTTATATTTTTCCTCAAGACCCCAGACGAATATTGCAGGGTTGCCGATATATTTGAGACAGATAGATTGGACTTCATGCTTTGCTTCCTCTGGTTCGGGGAAGCCGTCATCCGAAGCAACCTCAATATCAATACAGGCAATCTTCATTTGACTGCGGTCATACTCAATTTCATTGGGGTAATTTTGATAGATGTATTGAGAAACAAAGTTGTTGTTACCGTGTACTTCAATCTGCTCAACGTTATCGTATCGCCTCATAAAATCCGTGGCTTCAGACATACTATCAAACTGCATCTCCACTACACTTTTGCCATCAAGTGTTCGCCATGGAGACTTGGAGTCACCACTCATGAACAGAGTGGGTTTATATGAATCGCGAAACTTGACGCGCTGACCATTTTCATAGCCACGATAGCATATGCCATTTCCGACTCTAGCAACAGAAGTATAAAATTTCATTCAAGCTCTTCGGGGAGTTGTAATTCATCAAATCCGAGATCATCAATTAATACAAAGTCTCTACGCCAAGGGTATGCGTTCGGGTTATCTTTGCAAGAATATGTGTCCATACTGTATCTGTGGGGTGAAGTGTTTTTACGCAACATGAAGAAATACTGCTTAACAGCCACTGGGAAGTTTGTTCCATTGCCACTAGCAGCAGCAGTCATCGCATCTATTTCTTCTATTTTACGGCTCTCTGATGATTTGTCAATATCCGAACGCAACTTTGTTGGCAACAAAACAAGCGAGTTATCAAATCCTTTATGGCGATGGTTGTACAGTTCCCAGAGGATTCCATATGGACCAGACAATCTTTTGAACTTAGGAAAGTTTAATAGAAACTCACAAGCCAACTCACATAGGCGTGGACTCAAAGAGTAAAACTCCATACAGGCTCCTGGCATGAAAACATCGTATTCAAGCCAGTGTTCAAGATGACGGCGTAGCACTTTTTCATCTATCAAAGCAGCATCGTGCTCCATGATAATGAAAGGACCTTCATTTTCTATTTCTTGCCATAATTTAAAATGCGAGTGCATGATGGCTTGATATCCAGGAGTGTCCTCAAAATCGCCACCAAAGAAACGAGGATATGTTCGTTCGCCTTTTTTCAGATAAGATGGAGTTTGTTCGCCTATCTCAAAACGAATAGGCAGAGTCTTGGGGGTTGTGCACTGTACAGGTTCAATTGATAGGATATCGG